CGGCGTCACCCTCTTCGGCCGGGAGCGCGGCGACAGCGTGCATCACGATCGGGTTGCTGGGTCCACCAGCGGCAGCCAGCAGATCAGCCACCGCCTTGGCCGGGTCGGTCTTCAGATCAGCCTGGTACTGGATCGCCAGGTTGGGATCGGTGGCGAAGAGCGTCTGGAGGTTCGCCGCCAGCCCAGCCGCGAACGTGGCGAGATCCTGCTTTTGGGCCAGCTTGACATCGACCTCGACCTGGCCGGGGTTGAGGCGCAGGAACTCCAGGTAGTTATCGACCTCGGACTTGTCCACACCAGCGGCGATCAGCTTCTTGGAGATCTCGTCGCGGAGGCTCTGCGCCTTGTCCCGCACGGCCTGGTAGTTCCCGGCGTTGTCCACCAGGCTCTGCGCCAGTTCCTTCTGCACCGGCCCCGCCAGTTGCTCCAGCGCGGCGAGCGCCTTGCGTCCGGCCTCGGTGTAGGTCGTGATGTGCCCACCTGATTCACCGAAGGCCTTGCCCTCCTTGATGATCTCGGGCGTCAGCTTCTTCATGGTGTCACCGAAGCTGCCGATGGCGTCCTCGGCCTTGGCGGCGGCATCATGGGTGGCGAACCCGGCAGCCGTGGTATCGGCCATCGCCTTGGCGAAGTCAGAGGCCTCTATGGCCCCGCTGGTGTACTTAGCTGTTAAGTCATCAAGATCCTTGCCGATGCCCTTGATGGCGTCGCGGTAGGCATCGGCACGAGCCTGCTGCTGATCCATGCCGATGACCGCGGCAGCAGCCTGCTTGCTCTGAGCGTCCCGCGCCGCGGTGGCGGCATCATCGAGAACGTTGTAACCGAACGCTGCCTGGCGCAGCTTGGCGATGTAGTCGGTGTAGCTCTCACCATCCTGTTGCCGGATGGCAACACCGTGCTGGAGCAGTGTGTTGGCGTCAGCGACGGCCTGGTTGTAATCCTTCGTGGCGTTCTTGGCGGCAGCCTGGTCCTGGACGCTACCGATTAGTTGCGATGACATCTGATTGAGTTGTTCGGTGGTGAACTTCAGCCCTGGGAAGCCCGCCTCAAACTGAGTCAACAAGTTCGCTGCCGCTACCGGCGACTGCGCCAGCACCTTGTTGAAGGTGTCAACGGCTTCACGCATCGAGGAGAACGTGACAGTCCCCAGGGTGCCGACCGAGATCATGCCTTCACCGAGGTGCTTCAGCCCCTCGAACGAGAGACTGACCGAGGTGTTAGAGGCATCCATTGCCGACGAGAAGGCCTGCACGGATTCGAGGCCCAGACCGGCGTCGGTCTGGATCTCCTTGAAGGCGTCGCTGAGCTTGTCGGCGGTACCGATGAACTTGTCGAAGACGCTCAGCCCGACCGCTACCGCTGCGAAGGCGAGGCCGATCTCACCGATCGAAGCAGCGGCGCCGCTGCTGATGACGCCCATGGACTGGAGCGACTGACCGACGTTGTAGATGGCATCGCCAGCCTGCGCGCCAGCGGTCGAGGCCCCGACGAAGGCACTGTTCAGTTCGTTGATCACCGACGTGGCCCCGGAGATCCGAGACGCCCGGTTCGGGATGTCCTCCAGCGCCGCTCCCACGCCCTTGATCTGCTGCGCCGCCACGGCAGCGTCGGCGGTCTTGATCTTCACATCGACGGTCTTGCCGTCAACCTGGGTCATCTCACCTTTGAGCGCTTCGAGCGACTTGACCGTGGCCAGCACGTCATCGGTGTGGACCCGGATGGTGATGGACTCCTGGCCCGCCTCGCGGGCCTTCTCCACCACCTGCTCAAGCTCAGTGCCGAGCTTCTGCACATCGGCAGCGGTATGGGCGGTGTCAGCCGTGAACTCCAGGTCGTACTTCTTGGCGGTGGCGTCCTGAGCCTTCTTCACCACCGGGTCGATGACCTTGGAGGCGTCGTCGGTGGCGGTCAGTCGGAGGTTGATGTCATCGGCCACGGCTACGCCGCCTCTCGCTGGATGAGCTTGTTGACCTCGGCGTCGAACCACTTCGGGGCCTCGGCGTCGATGCGGGTGCGCGCTCGTGTGAACGTCTGCTTGGCCCGCACCGCGCCGTGCTTGACGTAGCGCCGGACGTTGCCATCTGGCAGCTTCACGCGCTTCTTGCGGCCCGCTCGTGGCTCGATCCACGAGCCCTTGTGCGAGCCCGCTTCGAGCAGCATCCACGGCCCTGGCGGCGTGGCTGTCAGTGTCAGTGACGCGCCGTTGAACTTCGTCTCGACGGCGAGCTTGACCCGTCCTCGGGCGAAGTGCGAGAGGATCAGGTCGCCGCCAGTGTCACGACGGCCCTCTTCGAGGATGACGTCTCTGGCCTTCTCCCCGACTGCGGTGAGGATGGGCTCTAGATCCTGAAGAGCACTGGAGAGGCGACCTAGCCCGGTGAGGCTGTAGTCCACCTCGGCCGATCAGGCCGGGGCGTAGGCGGGATCGGTGTCCTCGACGGCAGCGCTCTGAGCGGAGAGCAAGCCCACCGCAGGAGCGATCGTCGGCTTCGCAGGCACCGGCATGGTGCTCGTGGCGTTGACCGGAGCGCCAGCGGCGCCGAGGTACTGCCCAGCGACGATCCAGCACTGGCCGGTGGCCGAGGGCACGTCATCGAGCGTGACATCAGTGGGCGAGAGCATGAACCACTTCAACTCGGCGTCGTTGTCGAAGAGGTACTGGCTCAGCGAGTCGGCCGCTCCCCAGTCCTGGAGGAAGGTGATCACTAGCTGCCAGCCGGTAGCAGACGGCATCTGCGACTCGGGGTTGCAGAAGGTGGCGGGCACGGTCTGGAGCTTCGGCTGAGCCTGGATCTCGGCCGAGTTGACCTGGCACTTGAAGTCGGTCGGCGCTGGCGTGGTGGCCGTGAGGCCCGCCTCGTCGTCAGCGAAGATGACGGAGCAATCCTTGATGTTGATGATGCTGGCTGCGGCCACGAGGGCTCCTTCAGGTTGTGGTGACTACACCCAGACCTCGATGGCGAACACGACGGTGACGTACGTGGCATCGCCACGCACCTCCTCGGAGACCGTGCTGGACAGACATCTCAGACTTGTCCAGGGACCTCCCCGCTGCGCCTCCATCTGGTCAGGGATGTCGGTTTGCAGTTGGTCGGCTTGCTCGTGCGCCGTGTCCTCATGGGCACGAGACACGTAGAACTTGACGGTGGTGCTGGCGATGGCGGAACAGGTGCCGCCGTAGGGCTTGTTATCGACGGCGAAGTTGCCCACCACGCCCGACTGCGGCACGACGTCCGCAGGCGTGTTGATGTCCAGGGATCTGATCCACGCTTCGAGCGCGTCCCGGACATCAACGAGCGACTTCATCAGGCGAACACGATGTTGAGGTCGGTGGAGAGCATCGCTTCGATGTCGGGATCGAGGGCGGCGACACGCACCGGCCCGAAGTCACCGAAGCCCGCCACGCCCTCGGGAGACGCCCGCCGCTTGACGAGCCGTGCTCCCTGGAGCTTGGCGGCGTACTCAGCCGTGGCGGGCCACGCATCGGTGTCGTTGAGGTACGGATCGCACCGTTGCAACACGAGCGAGTTGGTGGCCTCCACAGCCCAATCCACGACCTGATCAAGGGCGGCGTCGGTGGACGTGATGCCCATGAACAGCTTCAGGTCGGTCGAGGTGAGCATCAGGCGCCCAGCACCACCTTGATGGCGGCATCGGGACGGCGCTGAGCGAACGCCGCGAACTGGAACACGGCGTAGTCCCGGCCGAGCTTGGTGGGGTTGTCCACGCTCATGGTCTGCACCGGGCCGAGGAACGTCGTGAAGGCGTCCTGGTTGCCGATGACGCCCGTGGCCGGGGCCATGTTCGGGTCCACGACGAACGTCATGCCCCGCACTTCGCCGTCCGTCGTGGTGAACGTCATCGAGCCCACCGGGTTGAACGGGCTCACGTTGGGGAACAGCGGCCGACCGGTTGAGTCCGCAGCGCCAGCGAAGGCGCCCCAGAGGCTCGTACCGGCCACGAACACGTTGGGCAGCTTGCGGCTGGCCTGGTACATGGTCGCCACGCCCTGAGCCAGCAGGTTGTTCCACGCAGCGGGAGCCGCCGCCGACAGCGTGACGGCCGTGGCCGTGATCGAAGCCACCGCCGCCGTGATGGCGTCACCGTCCATGATCAGCGCCATCTCCTCGGCGTAAAGCTCGTTCATCAGCCCGAGGTAGGCCGGGTCGGTGCGCTGGATCACCTGGATCGACACGTCCTCGCCACCGCCGTACGTCAACACGTTGGTGTTCTGGCTGGAGACCGTGGTCTTGCGGCTGGCGACGTCGGTCTTCTCTGTCGTCTGCTTGCCGACGAGCGGCTTCTGCGTGATGTGCGGGTAGTTCACGACCATGCCGGTGTTCGGCAAGGGAAGCTGGCTGAAGGCCTCCACGAAGGGCCGTGCGCTGCCGATCAGGTCCACGATGGTGGTGACCCAGATCGGCGGCACGAGGCCAGGCACGTCGGGCGTGGTGACGTCCACGATGGTGCGGTAGCGGTCGTTGCGGCGCCGCATCATGTAGTCGATCTGAGCGGTGTCGATGGCCTCCATGACGGCAGGCTCGACGCCGCCGACCGCCAGGGCGTGGGAGTACTCACCCCACGAGCGGAAGCGCTCCGCAGGCGACGGCTGGCGCTGGGCACGACGACCGCTCGTGGGCTGAGTCATGGGGAGCGAGCCGAGTGCGCTGGTACCGGCCGACAGCGACCGCTCCAGGCCCACGGCCTCTTCGATGCGGGGCTGGAGCGCACGCATCTGCTCGCCCAAGCTCGTCATCTCGGCCCGCTCCGACTCGTTGGGGTCGCGGTCTTCGGTGGCGATGATCTCTTCGATGGCGCGGTACCGGTCCTGGGCCGCGTTGAGTTGGGTGCTGAGGCGATCGAGAACAGCAGGCATGTGCCTACCTCCATGAGGGAACGAAACGGGAACCCCCACGGGGCTAAGGCCACGCCGTGCTGGTGCCGCAACTATGACAGGTCGGGCACCTCGTATGTCAACAGCGCGGCGATGTCGTCGGGGCGCTGGTACGTGCGAGCCGGTCGGCCCTGGGACCGGATGGCGTGCACTCGGGCGTCGGCGTACTGGGCGTGATTGGTGAGCGAAAGCTCTCGAAGCTCGACCTTGGTGCGCCAGAACGGCGGGCCACCTCGGGGCTTGTTCAGGATCGGCGTGTAGCGCACGCTCACGCCGTCCTTCTGATGGTTGCGGAGCTTGTCGATCATGTCGTCGGCCTCGGGCGTGAGGTCGAGCGTCATGTTGAACACCAGACCGTCGTCGGCCTCAGCGAAGCCCACGTAACCCACCCGCACGTCGGCGTGCTCATCTCGGGCCTCGAACCAGTTGCGCCGTGCCCGGATGCTGTCGAGCGTCGAGCCCCGGCGCCAGCCCTCGTCGTAGAACGTCCGGCCACCGTCGTCGCTCACCTTGTAGAGCGTGTCCCAGGCTAGTGCGCGCCCTTCGAGGCGACGGCCAACGACATCGACGTCATCGGCATCGAGTGCGAAGCTCCGCACCAGTTCGGTCATGTCAGCCTCCTTGCCGCTGTGGTGGACGGCGCGTGTGAGCGGGCACCTGGACGGAGCCCGTACCGCCGCCCGACGAGATCGGCCGGTGCTGTTGTGAACCAGGCGTGAGCGCCGGGGCCGCAGGCTCCTCAGGCGGCAGAGGCTCTTCAGCGGGCGGCACGCCCTCGGGCGGCGGTGGTTGCGGTGGTTGACCGAACGGCTCATTGGCCCAGTCGCCGTACAGGGACCGGCCCTCGGCGTCACGTACCTCGTTCAGCGTGATGCTGCCATTTAGCAACTGCGCCGCCTGCACCTGCGCCCGAGTGGCCGAGTCGGCCCACAGGACCACGCTGCGATCGAACACCGGCCGATGGTCCCTCGGCAGGATGAACCGGTACGCCTGCTCGAAGCGCACGAGGTACGGCCCGATGCTGGTGAGCAGTCGGTCGTAGGCACGCTGCTCCCGGTTGGCGTACGTGCGGGCCAGACCAGCGGTCGTGTCCAGGTCGGTGGGGTCCAGGTTGAGCACGTAGGCGATCTCGCTCAGTGCGAAGCGCCGCTGCTCCAGGAACGCCATGTCCACCGGGCTCCACGAGATCGGCGTGAAGTCCATGAGATCACTCAACACGGCGGGCACACGGTTGGTGAAGCTCGACTGCCAGTCGCTCTTCACGTCGTCAGCCTGCTTCTGGCTGATGGTCCGCAGGTGGATCTTCACGATGCCCGAGGGCACGCCTGCGTTGCCGAACTGGTTGTTGGCATAACTCTGGAGCGCCACGTCGAGGCCGAGATTGCCCCGGAACTGTTGAATGCACCCGATACCACGCAGGCCGTCGTTGCGGAGCGTAAGGCCTTTCACGTGCCATACACCGGAGCGGGGGAGTGTTATGACACCAATATCCGTCCAGATGTCGTAGAAGACCTGGCCCTCATCGAGGTAGACCTGCACGGCTCTCGGATCGATCGGTACCAACTGGCGTGGGTAGCCGTTGGGATCGAAGTCAGCCGGGATGGCGATCGCATCGCCGTGCATGATCAGCGCGTCCACTTGGTAGCTGATCCACTCGGCCCGACCCATCACCGGCCACGGATCGGCCAGCAGCGGGTTGGTGGGCCACGGCGTCCCGTCAGAGTGCCGGTCCACCAGATCCATCTGGGCGATGATCCCGCCGATGATGTTCTTGCCCCGGTTGAACGCCGGGAGGCCCAGCACCTCGTGCTCGGCGGCGTACGGGCCAGAGGCCCAGTAAGACCACCAGTCCTCAGGCGTCGTGGGCGGGAAAGAACTCATCTGACCAGGGCCGTTGCCGGACAGCGTCATCGCCATCGGAGCAGGCCGGGACCAGCCGTGGGTGGGCATCGAGCCCCTGGTCGGACCCATCGCTGGGGGAGCGGATTCACGGGCTCGCACCAGGGTCCGTCGTGTCACGAGGCTCAATGCTGGCACAATCCGGGCCGGACCGTATGTTTCGGATCATCAGGGAGGTGTTGAGTGAGTCCTCGGGTCGTACCCAGACTGCTGGAGTTGGGCTGGAGCGATGGCTGGCCGCTGATGACGCCAGTGGGGGAGTTCCTGGAGTCCGTCCGTCAGGGCAACACGCTCACCACCGCTGCGCTCACCGCCACGCTCGATCCCAACGAGGTGATGCGCTGGTCGATGCAGGGCAATGCGCTATTGGCGCGAGCCCGAGGCAAGTTGGTCGTGCGAGCCCGGAGACCATTTGCTGATTTCGCCGTGGCATTGGCCAGAGCCGAGGCCGAAGCCGAAACAGCAATGGTGTCGGTAGTGCGTGATGTTGCGCTGGCCGATGTGAAGGACTCCTGGCGTGCTGCTGCTTGGCTGCTCGACCACCAAGCCAAGGCGCCCGCACCCGCACCCGAGGACCCCGATGACGAAGACGAGCTTGAAGCCTTGTCCACCGCGATACTCAACCCCGAGGACTAGCTCCCGGCCCACGTACGGCCCAGCAGCCGGACGTGTCGCGCAGCGTCTCGGGCTGCCGTTGATGCCGCATCAGTCCACGGTGCTCAACACGGCGCTCGAAGTGGGCGACGACGGCCACCTCGTCTACCGCACCGTCGTGTTCACCGTGCCCCGCCAAGGCGGCAAGACGACGGTGACTCGGGTGCTCACGACGTGGTGGGGGTTGACTCAACCAAACAACCTGATCGTGAACACGGCCCAGTCCGGTCTCGACGCCCGCCAGAAGTGGCACGAGTCGCTGGAGGACATCGAAGCCCGACCGTTCTTCAGGCGCCAGATGAAGGGCCGACCGAGACGAGCCAACGGCACCGAGGTGCTGCGCTGGAAGTCGGGCTCACGGCACCGCCCGGTACCACCTATTGCTAGGAAGGGCCACGGCGACGTGCTCGACCTCGGCATCGTTGACGAGGCGTGGGCATTCCCCAACGAAGCCGTGCTCACCGCCATGCGCCCCGCCATGATGACCCGGCCCAACTCCCAGCTTTGGATCGTGAGCACCGCTGGCACCGAGGAGAGCGTGCTCCTGCGCCGTCACGTCGAGATGGGCAGGCGCTCGTGCGCCACTGGTGACAACACCGGTCTGGCGTACTTCGAGTGGAGTGCCGACGAAGACGCCGATCCTGATGACCCGGCCACATGGTGGTCGTGCATCCCGACGCTGGGTCACACCGTCACCGAGCAACGGATAGCTGACGACAAGGCCACGCTGAAGCCCGAAGAGTTCGAGCGCAGTTACCTCAACCGGTGGATCGAGTCCGGTATTGACACGGCGATCCCATGGGGCGTGTGGCTGCTCGTCAACGAGACCGAGCCGGTGATGGACGAGCCGTTCTGGCTCTGCGCCGACATCAACCCAGAGCGCACCCAGGCCTCGCTGGTAGCGGCTGGTGCTAACGAGGACCACACGAAGGTCTCCCTGCGCCTGCTCGACTACCGGCCCGGTGTGGAGTGGTTGCCCGCCCGCATCGACCAGTTGAAGTCCCAGCACGACGTGGCGGGAGTGGTAGTGGACGGTACCGGCCCCGCGGCCACCTTAGAGCAGGATCTCACTGAGGCCCCGATCGTCGTGAAGCACCGGGAGATGCTGCTGGCCTCTCAGGCCTTCACCGACGCCTGCGCCGACCTACGCGTGGTCGTGCGCCAGGACGCCATCCTCACGGCCTCGATGCGAGCGGCGATGAAGCTGGGCAGTGGTGACGCGTGGCGATGGAGCCGGAAGCGCTCCAGAGGCGACATCAGCCCGTTGGTGGGCCTCACGCTGGCTTGGTGGCAGGCCCGCAACGAGCTTGCCACACCGTCTTTGCGGATCTTCTAGGTCGTTTGGCCCGTCGTAGCCAGTTTGCAGGCGAAGGATTCAGAGGCTCCCATAACGTAAGAGACCCCGGTGAGCGGTCACTCACCAGGGTCAAGCCGAAGGACCTATCAAGGAGGCCCCACGACCATGAGCACGGTACAGAACCCGGTCGAGACTGAGCAGGCGGTAGCCAAACGCCCTGGCCCGACAGCCGG